CGGTCAGAGAACCAAGAGAAGATTGCTTTTTAAGATTTGCGAAAGACATAGGATTCGTTAGATTTGTTGGATTTGGCCTTTGTGGACTTCGTTATTCTACAGGTCTGAACCCGTAGTGTCAATCTGTTTACGCATCGATTCCAAGAGACTGGACATGTTGCTAAAGATAACACCCATATCCACGTCTTTCGGCATACCCATCTGGACAGCCGAGTCAGTGATGCGTCGTTTCATTTCGATTGCTTCGGGATCGTCAGACAAACTCAGTCGAGTGTAGAGAGTCTGCTGTTTAGACAACAGTTTCTCTAGCATCTCAACATGCTTCATCTTTTCTTCTTTACTCATCGATGGAAACTTAAAAACATTTCCATAGATGTCTTCTTGTAATTCTGAAATTTCAACCATCTCAGAACGAACGAATTCAGAATCAAAGAAACTCATTTGACACTCCCTAGAACA